AGATGGGCTTAAAGGAAATAATGATGCGTTAAATGAATTTTATCGACAGTTTCCTAGATATGAGAAGCATGCTTTTAGAGATGAGATAGCAAGATCTTTATTTAATTTAAATAAGATATATGAACAAGTAGATTTTAATGAAGAAATGACAATGAACGGATACGTTACTCGTGGATCGTTTAATTGGAAAAACGGAGTTAAAGATTCTACGGTAGAGTTTCATCCAAATAAAACAGGAAGATTTAAGTTATCTTGGATACCTCCTGTTGAATTACAAAATAATATAATTGTTCAAAACGGTATAAAGTATCCTGGTAATAAAGACTTAGGAGCTTTTGGTTGTGATAGCTACGATATTAGCGGAACAGTTGATGGAGGTGGTTCAAACGGAGCGTTACACGGTTTAACAACCTTTAGTATGCTAGCGGATGTTCCTTCAAGCCAATTCTTTTTAGAATATGTCGCTAGACCACAAACTGCTGAAATATTTTTTGAGGATGTGCTTATGGCAATGATATTCTACGGAATGCCAATATTAGCGGAAAACAATAAACCTAGGTTATTATATCATATTAAAAGAAGAGGCTATAGAGGTTATTCAATGAACAGACCCGATAAAGCCAGAGGCAAATTGTCTGTAACAGAAAAAGAGCTAGGCGGTATACCAAACTCTTCAGAAGATATAAGGCAAGCTCACGCTGCAGCAATTGAAAGTTACATAGAAGATCACGTTGGGTTAAAAGATAACGGAGAATGTGGTAAAATGTATTTTCAAAGAACGCTTGAAGATTGGGCTAAATTTGATATAAATAAAAGAACAAAATTTGATGCATCAATAAGTTCTGGCTTAGCCATAATGGCATGCCAAAGACATTTATACGCATCTAAGACTACAAGAGAAGTTAAAAAAATAGATTTTGGTTTTTCAAGATATAATAATTCAGGATCAAATAGTAAAATAATACAATAAAAATGGCAGAAGCTACAGGACAAGTTACCCAATTTCCCAGCCAATCGGTTGACGATGCTACCAAAGCGAGCAAAGACTACGGAATGGAAGTGGCGCGAGGTATACAAAATGAGTGGTTCAGAAAATCATCTGGTACAGGAAGGTTTGCTCAAAACCAAAGAGACTTTCATAAGTTGAGATTATATGCAAGAGGTGAGCAATCAATTCAAAAGTACAAAGACGAATTTTCTGTTAACGGCGATTTATCTTATTTAAATTTAGATTGGACACCAGTTCCAATTATTCCTAAGTTTGTGGATATTGTTGTAAACGGAATGCAAGACAGATTGTTTACTATAAAAGCTTTTGCACAGGATCCTACTTCTGTTAAAGAAAGAACTAATTTTGTAGAAATGATTCTTGAGGACATGAACACTCAGGATTTAATGAACGAAATTGAAGATAAGCTCGGTGTAAACGTTAGGAACGTAAAGAAAGGAGATTTGCCATCTAGCCCAGAAGAATTAGAGCTACACATGCAAATTGGTTATAAACAACAAACGGAAATAGCTATTGAGCAAAGCGTTGAGAACGTATTTAAAAGAAACAAATACTTTGAAACAAAAAAGCGTTTAGACTACGATCAAACTGTTGTTGGAATGGCAGCTGCTAAGCATGGGTTTAACAATACCGACGGTATTACCATTGAGTATGTAGACCCTTCTAGTTTAGTGTATTCATATACTGAAGATCCTAATTTTCAAGATGTATATTATTTTGGAGAAGTAAAGCAAATTAAAGCAAACGAGCTTAAAAAACAATTCCCTGGTTTATCAGACGAAGAGTTTGATCTTGCTGTTAAGCAATCTAGTAATTATAAAAACTACGATTATGCAACAAATATTTTAGATGATTCTTATGATAGTAACACATTAAGTGTTCTTTATTTTAATTGGAAAACTTGGGAAAAAAGTGTTTATAAAATAAAAGAAACATCTACTGGGGCAAAAAAAGCGATTAAAAAAGATGATACATTTAATCCTCCAAAAGATCAAAGAACTAGATTTGAAAAGGTAGAAACAGCTATTGAGGCCATTTATGAGGGTGTTATGGTTTTAGGAGCTAATAACCTTCTTAAGTGGGAAAAGGCTTCTAATATGGTTAGACCTGATTCTAACGCTAATAAGGTAATGATGAATTACGTTGTTAGCGCACCTAGAATGTATCAAGGCAAAATTGAAAGCTTAGTTGGTAGAATGGTGGCATATGCTGATTTAATACAGCTCACGCATTTAAAGCTACAACAAGTATTGCAAAGAATGACACCTTCAGGCGTTTACTTAGATGCGGACGGTTTAGCTGAAATTGATTTAGGTAATGGTACTAACTATAACCCGCAAGAAGCATTAAACATGTACTTCCAAACGGGGTCTGTTATAGGTAGATCTATGACTGTTGATGGGGAGATGAACCCTGGTAAAATACCTATTCAAGAATTGCCTGGTGGCGGTGGACAACAATCCACTATGTTAATACAAGCTTACAACTACTATCTAAACATGATACGCGATGTAACAGGACTTAATGAAGCTAGAGATGGAAGTGACCCAGACCAATATGCTTTAGTAGGCGTTCAAAAATTAGCTGCTGCTAATTCTAACACAGCTACTAGACACGTGTTGCATTCATCAATGTACATAACGTCAACTTTAGCAGAAGCAATATGTATTAGAATAAAAGACGTGCTGGCTTTTCATCCACAAAGAGATGCAATGATTACAGGCATAGGTAGATTTAGCGTAGGCGCTTTACAGGAAATGGATAGCCTGCACATGCACGACTTTGGTATATTCTTAGAGCTTGACCCTGACGAAGATGAAAAACAATTAGTTGAAAACAACATACAAATTGCATTGTCTAGGGATCAAATAAGTTTAGATGACGTAATAGACATACGACAGATAAAAAATATAAAATTAGCAAATCAACTTATTAAGTTTAGAAGAGCTAAGAAGCAAGCACAAGATCAGCAGATGGCAGAAAGAAATATTGCTGCACAATCTCAAGCAAACGCACAAGCGGCTCAAGCGGCGGAAATGGCTAAGGGTCAATCTGAAATGATGAAGACTGAAGCTAAAACTAAATTAGCTGAAGCTCAATCTAGTTTTGATATAAGAAAACTACAGGTTGAGGCTGAAACTAAAAAGGGTTTAATGCAATTTGAATTTGATTTAAATACTAAGCTTAAAAAAATGGAGCTAGATGCTAAAAAAGAAATAGCTGGAACTAAAATTACAGATTCTGATATATCTGGCCCACCATCAATATCAAAGCCTCAGAAATCTTTTGAGTCTAAAGGCAATGATGTTTTAGGGGGTATTGATTTAAGCAGTTTTGAGCCTAGATAAAAAACAATAACTATTATATATTATTAAATTATGAGTGAATGGAAAATTAAAGGTGTTGTTGATGATACAACACAGAAGTCAGCGCAGGAGCAAGAACAAGCTGTATTAGACAAAGCGGTTGAGGCTGGGGACATTACCCCAGAAGCTGCTGGTCAAACAGTAGACGAAGTGCCTAAAATTAATTTAGACGAACTAAACAAACCAACAGAAGATGCCGTTCAAGAGCGAAAAACAGAGGAGGTTTCTGTGGAAAACGAAACCGGAGATAGCAAAGAAGTGGTCGAAGAAGTACGGGAGCAAACCGAAACCGAAGAAGAATCTCCGCTCGAGCTCGTTATCGAAGAAGAAGACGAAGCGCCGTTAGATGCAAAACCTGCTGTTGATGCAAACTCCGCTAAAGTAAACGAGTTACCAGAGCCTGCCGCTCAGGTTGTTTTACCAGAAAATGTTGATAAACTTGTAAAGTTTATGGAAGAAACCGGCGGAACTGTTGAAGATTATGTTTTGTTAAATAAAGATTTATCATCGTATAATGACGGTGATTTATTAAGAGAATACTATAATCAATCAAAACCCTGGGACACTCAAGAAGTTTCAGAATATATGGAAGACAATTTTTCATATGATGAAGACGATGACCCCAGAGAAATTCGCTCTAAGAAGAGAGCATTTAAAGAAGAGTTATTTAATGCTAAAAAGTTTTTGGAAGGAAACAAAGAGAAATATTATGCTGACCTCAAGTTGAATAAGCAACAAGATATTCCTCAGGAGTACCAAGAAGCTTTTACGTATTATAACGAATATAAACAGAGCGCTGAATCTAATGAACAACTAAAACAATCTTTTTTACAAAAAACAGATAATGTTTTTAATGACAAATTTAAAGGTTTTGATTTCCAGGTTGGAAACAATAAATACCGATTTAAAGTCAACAATGCTGTTGAAACAAAAACACAGCAATCAGACATTAACAATTTTGTTAAAGGATTTTTAGGGGATGATGGTCAGATTAGCGACGCCAAGGGATACCATAAAGCATTGTTTGCTGCTAGAAATGCAGACAAGCTTGCAGAACATTTTTATGAGCAAGGCCGTGCCGATGCTCTTCGCAATGCTGCTAAGGATGCTAAAAATATTAATATGGACCCCAGAAAAGAAGGCGTTGTACAAACTAAATCTGGACAGAAATTTAAAGTTGTATCAGGCGATTCTAGTTCTAAACTAAGAATGAAACTTAAAAACTAACTAAAAATTTATTACAATGGCTATAACTACTGGCATTGAACACTTATCTCCCTCAGCAACTAAGGGAGTATTATTTCAAGGAAATTACATTAATGATTTCGATTTTACAAAACAATTTTTACCTGACGTATACGAAAAGGAAGCTGAAATTTACGGAAACCGTTCTATTTCTTCTTTCCTACGTATGGTATCAGCTGAAATGCCATCTACATCTGACGAAATTCGTTGGGTAGAGCAAGGGCGCCTTCACACACGTTACCAAAACGTTGCTCTTGCATCAGCTGCATCTAACGGAGCTACTGTATTTACAGTGACTTTTGACGCTAATGCCGATGCGACCGCACACGCTGCTGGCGCTGCACCTGTATTCCGTGCTGGACAAACCATTATGGTACAAGGACAAACTAGCGCAAACGCTGCTACTGGTCCTGTATTAAAAGGTGTTGTTACAGTTGCTGGGGCAGCTGCTTCTGGGGACACGGGTACTTTTACAGCTGTATGTTATACTGCTGCTAACTTTGGTGCTGTTACCTCTGCTGCTTCTTATCACCACGCTACAGTACTTGCTTATGGTTCTGAATTTGCAAAAGGAAGCGATGGAATGATCGGATCTGTAGATTCTGACTACTCTTCTTACACTAACAAGCCTATTATCTTAAAAGATAACTACGCTGTTAATGGTTCTGACACTGCTCAAATCGGATGGATTGAAGTTGCTTCAGAAAACGGAGCTAGTGGATACCTATGGTACCTAAAGTCTGAGCACGAAACTCGTTTACGTTTTGAAGACAACTTAGAAATGACTATGGTTGAAGCAGTAAAAACTGCTGGAGCAGGATCTGATATTGGAACTTATTCTGGTTCTGAAGGATTCTTTGCTGCATTAGAATCACGCGGAAATGTATACGGAGGTCTTTCTACAGATCTAGGTACTAACATGACTGGTTTTGATAGCATCCTTAAGCAATTGGATAAAAACGGATCTATTGAAGAGAACATGATCTACAGTAACCGTGCTTTATCTTTAGCAATTGACGATGCATTAGCAGCTAAAAATTCTTACGGAGCAGGAGGTACTTCTTACGGAGTATTTAACAACTCTGAAGATATGGCTCTTAACCTAGGATTTAGCGGTTTCCGCAGAGGTTCTTATGACTTCTACAAAACCGACTGGAAATATCTAAATGACTTCGCAACTCGCGGTGGATTTGGAGATGTTGAAGGAGCTATTATTCCTGCAGGTACTTCTACTGTGTACGATCAAGATCTTGGTAAAAACATCAAGCGTCCATTCTTACACATCCGTTATCGTTCATCTGAAACTGATGATAGAAAAATGAAAACTTGGATCACTGGATCTGTTGGAGGAGCTTATACTTCTTCTGTAGACGAAATGCGAGTTAATTTCTTATCTGAAAGATGTTTGATTACTCAAGGTGCAAACAACTTCTTCTTATTGAAGTAGTAGATTAATATAACTGTGGGGTGGCTTAACGGCTGCCCCTTCAGTTATTTTTTTTAAATTATCTTATTAAATTATATATGAAAAATTGGGAAATTAAAGATAGAACTTATGTTCTTAAAAACGGTATGTCGCCGTTAACTTATAAAATAAAAAGCACAGGGCTTTTGTTTTTTGACGAAGAGAAAGGTATTAATAGAGAATTAAGATACTCTACTAATCAACGATCTTTGTTTGTAGATGAACAAGATGGTTTTGCAAAGCTAGAGCACGTCGTATTTGTTGATGGTGTTTTAACAGTGCCAAGAAACCAGCCTTTATTACAACAATTGCTTTCACTTCATCACCCAGACAGGTTTAATCTATGGGAGGAAATCGATTTTGTACAAGAAGCTATGGATGACATAGATATTATAGAACTAGAACTAGAAGCATTAAAACTAGTTCAAGAACTTGATATAGAACATTTAGAAGCTATATTAAGAACTGAAATTGGCTCTGACGTAACTAAAATGTCTTCTAAAGAAATCAAAAGAGATTGTTATATGTTTGCTAAAAACATGCCTAAGCTATTTATTGAAGTAGCACAGGACGAAGATATTAAGCTTCGTAATCTGGCAAACCGATGCGTTGAAGCTGGCATCGTTAAATTAACAGACGACAACACAATATTCAAATGGTCAACTAATAGTAAGAAAATTATGACAGTTCCATTTGATGAACACCCATATGCAGCGTTTGCACGATTCTTAAAAACAGATGAAGGCGTAGACGTTATGAAAGCTATTGAAAAGAAACTTTCATAAAACA